AACTGGCGCCATCATCCGGAGTCGCAGCGCTCGGCGTTGCGCGCCATGCTCGAGGACGTCGGCGTCGTCGACGCTCTGATCGCCCGAGACACGCCGGCAGGCCTCGAGCTCGTCGACGGGCATCTGCGCAGCGAGCTCGCCGGCGACGACGATGTGCACGTGGTCGTCGTCGACCTGGACGACGTTGAGGTCCGCAAGGTCCTCGCGACGTTCGATCCGCTGTCCGGTATGGCCGTCGCTGACCCGCACGCGCTGGCCAACCTGCTCGACGGCGTCGATCTGAACGAGGACAACGCCGATATCCGCAAGCTGCTCGCGGATCTCCGCGTCAAGCTCGGCAAAGAGGAAGACTCGGAGGAAGACGAGGACGCCAAGCGCATCGTCGCCGGCATGCCGCTCGAGCCGCACGAGCACTACGACTATCTCGTCGTCTTGTGCACGACGGCCCAGGAGTGGAACGTCCTGTGCGATCGGCTCGGCCTGATGCCGGTGCAGCGCCGCCGCGGCCGCATGGGCACGGCACGCGCGATCAAGGCATCGCAGCTGCTCGAGCAGATGCCGGCCAAATGACGGAGCTCGACTACACGATCGTCGTTCCGTCGCGCAAGCGCACGCGCAACATGCCGCTGATCCGCAGCCTGCTGCCGTCGGCGCTGATCTGCGTCGACGAGCGCGAGCACGACGCCTACGCGCAGCTCGTCCCGAAGGACAAGCTGCTGCTGCATCCGCCGATGGACGGGTTGTTCGCGATCTACAACTGGCTGCTGACCACGATCAAGACCGAGATCTTCATCGAGATCGATGACGACTTCCGCGGCGTCGACTGTCTCGTCGGCAGCGGCCGGCGGATCATGGACCCGGAGGAGATTCTCGCGATTCTTGAGAACAGCGCGCGCTGCACCAAGGATCTAGGCCTCACGGCGTTCTGTTACTCGCGGACCCAAAACACGGCGCTCACTCGGCCAGCCGAGAAGCCGATCCGGCCGGTGCAGCCGGTCTGCAACGCGTTCGGCGTGATGGGCAACGCGCGATATCGGAAGTACAACCTCGCGTTCCTCGGCCGCGGCGATGTCGACTGGACGCTGCAGACTTTGCTCGAGGACCGCTGCGTCTATGCGGACGTGCGGTTCTACTTCGACTGCGGCAACGTGTTCGCCGGCGCCGGCGGCAATGTCGGCCTGGTCACGCCAGAGCAATTCGAGGCGACGTCGCGCGGCCTGCGCCACAAGTGGGGATCGCACGTCTCATACAAGATGCAGAACTGGGTCAAGAGCCGGCAGGTCGCGCCGATCTCGATCAAGGTCTCGCGCTCGAACAAGACGGCGCAGAAATGACCCAGCGCTACGGGCACGCCCCGATTCGCATGGAGCGCTAATGAAGCCGCTGCTGATGCTGTCGCTGCCGAACAGCGGATCCACCTGGTTGGCGGATCTGCTCCATGAGCACGTGCCCGGTTGCCGGCCGTATTTCATGGAGTTCTTCAACCCGTTGCGGAACGAGAAACATGAGGACGTGCTGCGGCGGCAGTTTGGCTGCGAGCTCGTCGGCTGTTACCGGAACATCGCATGGGCCGGCGGCGTGTCGATTGACGCTGACATCGAGCAAACGTGGGGGCGCGAGAGCTACGCGTTTACCAAAGAGGTATGGAGCCCGACAAAGCTGCCGGCGTTCGTGCGGCACTTCCGGTGCTTCGTGATAGTTCGATCGGCGGAGGAGTCTTTCCCGCCGAGCCGCCTGCGGGTTTGGTCGTTCTATGAACATGCGTGGTTTGCCTTGAGGGATGCCGGCTGGCAGGTCAAGGCGGAAAGGACGCGAGCCCGTGCGCTCGAAGCGCACGGGCTGCTGGTCGGTAGGATGGTAGAGGACGCGGCAGCGCTGGGCGTGCCGGTGGTGCGGTATCGGGACCTATTCAGCCGAGTAGATCGCCTGTCTTTCCTGCTCGAGCGCGCGATCGGCGCGCCTTGCGTTGAGCTGGCGCGGGCGATTCGGGGGACTCGGGAGCGTCGGCCTCGCGTTGCCGTTTGAGTGCCCAGAGCCGGTACGCATCGTCTTCGTACGGATCGGCATCCGTGGGCGCCGGCACGAGCTTGGTCGACTCCTGGCGGAAGTAGTCGAGGCCGCGGCCTCGACGTCGACCCTGGGCCGTGTGCTGGTCATACGCCCAATCGGGGATCTCGGGCGCCGCATGCTCGAGCAAGTTCGAAAGGCCAACGGCTGCGTGGAAGTGATCGCCCTGGCGACACTTCGCGGCGCGACACATGAGGCGGATCGCGTTGCCGATCGGCATGCGCGATTTGCCGATCTTGTTCGCGTCGTACCAGTCGCGCGCCTGGGCGCACGCGGCGCGCACGAATGGAACGATCGCGGGATTCGCGATGACATCGATATCCTCGTGCGCGATGACCTCGAGCCGGTTGCATACCATCGTGTGAAACGCCTTCGAGGTATGGAGCAGCTCGCATGCGAACAGCATCGCGTCGCGTTCCATGCCGCGACGGATGCACTTTTGCATGGCCGAAAGGCAGGCCATTGCCGGAAGTCCGTGGTGGGTTGCGGGGATCATGGCGGGTCCTTTTTGGTCGAGTGACGGTGAAAGTTAGAGGGTAAGCGTACCGTATGGCCGCATACGGCGCCATACGGGTGCCGATCGGCCGCCGGACACGTAGGGTAGTACCGGCTTTGGTTGCGATCGGTCCGTAGGCGCCATTTGACGGGGTTCCGTTTACAGCCGGCGGAGTAGCCGCTTCGCTGTTTTGCTGATGCCGAGTGATCGGCCAGCGGCGCGCATCCGCGCCGCCGCCGCCTTGATCGATCCGGACAGGTCCGTCATGTACGCGAGCTCGTCCTTCGGCAGAGCGTCGGCGCGCACGCCGGTATCCGATATCGAGACTGTGTGCACGCGGGTGCGACCCTCGAAGACGAGGGCCGCCCGTGTTCCGGATTCCGTCCGGTGTCTGACGAGCCGGGCGTTCACGGCGTCACCTGTGCGTGCTCGAGCTATGCGATCTCCCGCCGAAGGTCGCGCACCGTGCTTTCGAGCGCGGCGACGCTGGTAGGCGGAAGGCCTTTGCCGCGCTGCGCCATGAGCGCGGCGACTTCCAGGTCGCCCTCGATCTCCTCGAGCACGACGCGGCGTTCTGCGATCTCGATCTGTCGTTCCTTGGGCGTCATGTGGGCTGCTCCTGGTCGGCGGTGGCTAGAGGCGATCGGACGAACATGCCGCGGTCGTCGAGGGTGGCGAGCCCGAGGCGCTGCGCGTCCGCGGCGATAACGTCGAGCGTATCGCCCGACCATTCCTCGTCGCTTTCGAGAACGGCGAGAACGCAGTCCGCGAAGTAACGTTTGGCTGCGAGCGAATCGAGTGCTGTGCGTGTCATGTTGACGTGCTCCTGGTTGGTTGCGGCCGCCGGCACTCGATCAGGAGTGCCGGCGGCCCGTTGATTACGCCGCGAGCTTGATTGCCAGCTCCGCGGCCGTCTTCTTGCGTTGCGCCCCGTTGCCGAACTGGCTCGACGAGACGATCCGCTCCATCTTCTTCGTGCGCCAGCGGCCGAAGTCCTCGTAGTTGGTCACCGCGTTGAGCAGGCCCCAGGCCGTGCTTTTCGCGCTTTTCAACTGCGCGCCGGGCCCGCGAAGGAACAGCTCGTGCAGGCCGGACACGTGTCGCTCCTGCGTCTTTGAGAAGTCTTCGAGCTTGAGAGTCGTCGCTTTCTGGCCTTCCTCGAGTTCAGGGCCGTAGAGCGTGGCGAAGTACGTAAACGCGTCCTTGGTGTTGACGCGGCGCTTCGAGAGGATTGTCGCCATTTCCTCGAAGTTCTCGATGGCCGCATCCTCGCCGGACTCGATCACGCCGAGTGCGACCTTGACGCCCTTCTCGTCGAACGTCTGGCTGTGCGGGATGCGAATGTCCGCATTGGTTCCCTTGAGCCCGACGGCCATCGTCAGCGTGTTGTGGCAAACGACGCGCACGGACGTGTAGCTCGCGAACGTCGCCATCGATCCGTCGAAGCTCGTGCCGAGCAGAATGTACGGCTTGACGACGTCTGTGCCGCCGATCCGCATTTCCTGCGCCGTTCTCGCGAGCGCCCAGATGCGTCGACCGTCGAACAGGCAGCCGGCCGTTTCCATCGTGTAGCGGCTGTCGGATGCGAACGCGATGTCGCGGAAGAACTCGATGACCTTCGCCGGCTGCACGACTTTGTAGTCTTTGCCGACGACGCCGAGCACGCTCTGGACGTCGCTGCGAAGCAGGACCTTGTGCGAGTCCAGGCTGACCGGGTTGCCGTCGGCGCCTGGATACGTGAGCGGCTGCGGGGTTGCTTCCCAAGCGAAGCCGGCCGCGACGCGCCATTCGTCGAAGTTCTCGTTACCGGCGAAACGCGTGCCGAGTGAGTGCCACGGGGTTGCGCCGACGTAGACCATGTTCGCGCGGCGGTTCGTCATGTCGATTGCGTGCATCGTGTGTCTCCTGTGTTGAAGTAACCGCGAATCCGTCCCGATTCGTTGATGTAAGTCTACCGTATGCGCGCATACGGTGACAATGGTCAAAACGTTAAGGAAATGAAGCAGTTATGCCCGGCAGAAAGGCCGTACCGCGCCATTTGCGAGTAGTTCGTGGGAATCCGGGGAAACGGCCCCTGCCCGACGACATCCCGATCGAGCTCGAAAATGTCGAGCCGCCGCGCGACCTGGACGAAGCGACGCGCAAGGAATGGGACCGGCTGTCCGTCTTGCTGACCGACAACCACCTGTTGTCGGACGCGGACAAAGACATGCTGGCCGAACTCTGCGAGGTATCCGTGCGTCTCGACCAGACGCGGACCGATCTGAAACGCAGCAGTTTGCTGGTACGCGCGCCCAATGGCGGCGTCGCCCGTAACCCGCTCGTCGCGATCGAGGTCGAGCTGATGAAACGGCGCCAGTCGCTACTCGCCGAATTCGGCATGAGTCCGTCGAGCCGGACGAAGGTTTCACGGACTGATGGCCGGAAAAAGAACAGGTTCGCGGGGCACGGGAAGCCGCCTGCAGCACGAGCCGACTGAACACGCCCGCAACTACGCGCAGATCGCGTACGAGTTCGCCGTCGAGGCGAGCCGCGACAAAGGCACGCGGCACTGCAAATGGGTCCGGTTGGCGGCGAAGCGCCACCTCAACGATCTCAAGCGGGCAGGCAAGCGTGGCTGCCCGTTCTACTTCGAGCCGTGGTGGGCGAACGACATCTGCGACTTTGCGGAGAAGTTCCCGCACGTCGAGGGCGAGTGGGATACCGCGAACATCGAGCTCGAGCCGCCACAGATTTTCATCCTCGCCAGCGTGTTCGGCTGGCGGCGCAAGGGAACCGGACGGCGACGGTTCACGAAGGCCTACATCGAGGCCGCTCGTAAGTTCGCCAAAAGCACGCTGAGCGCGATCGTCGCGCATTATTGCCTCGCGTGTGAGGGCTCAGTCGGACCGCAGGTCGTTATCGGCGCCACGACGGGCGAGCAGGCGCTAAAGGTTTTCCGGCCGGCGAAGCTGATGGCCGAGAAGTTGCCGGACTATCGGGACGAATTCGGCGTCGAGTGCTTCGTCAGATCGATCACGTGCGCGGAGTCCGGCGGCTTCATTCAGCCGATTAACGCGAAGTCGAGCACGCAGGACGGCTGGAATCCCCAGGTCGGGATCCTCGACGAGCTTCACGCGCACAAGGATCGCGGTCTATACGACGTGATCCGGTCCGCGTTCGGCTCTCGCAAGAGCCCGTTGATGTGGATTATCACGACGGCCGGCTACAACATCGCCGGCGTCTGCTACGAGCAGCACCTCGAGACCCGCAAGATCCTCGAGGACGTCATCCAGGCTGATCACGTCTTCGGGATCATCTTCACCCTCGACGAGGGCGACGATCCGCACGACGAGCGCAAGTGGATCAAAGCGAATCCGCTGCTGGGCGTCACGCCGACGCTCGAGTCGATGCGCGAGTTCTCGATCGAGGCCAAGAGCTCGCCGCAGGCCGCCGGCGAATTCAAGACGAAGCGCTGCAATATCTGGACGTCGGCCAAGTCGGCCTGGCTCAACATGGAGTTCTGGCCGCGGCAGAACGGCGCCGACATCGATTACGCCGCGTTGCGCGATATCACGTGCTTCGGCGGCCTGGATCTCGCGTCCGTGAGCGACATCGCCGCATTCGTGCTGATCTGGATGCACGCCGGCCGGCTCAAGTTCCGCGGCCGCTACTACTTGCCGGAGGAAACGGTCCGGCCGCGTACCGAGCGCGGCAACGTGCCCTATCAGACATGGGTCGACCAGGGCTGGCTTACGACGACACCAGGGGAGACGATCGATTACGACTTCATCGAACGCGATATCGACGAGGCCCGCGACAGTTTTGCCATCAAGGAAATCGGGTTCGACAAGTGGAATTCGACTCAGGTCGTCAACAATCTGCTCGACAAAAACGCTCCGATGGTGCAGGTCCGGCAGGGGTCGATCACCTATAACGCGCCAATGCTCGAGTTCGAGCGGCTGTGGATCCGGGGCGCGATCGATCACGGCGGCGATCCGGTCATGCGTTGGATGCTTTCCAACGTCGTTGCCCGCATGGGGCTGAACAACGACATGGCTCCGGACCGCAAGAATTCACACGAAAAGATCGACGGTCCGGTGTCGTTGCTCATGGCGATGGCGCGCGCGATGACGCCGCCGACCACGAAGCCTTCGAAGTACAAGCATGGCGCCCGTCTGCAGAGCATCGGGGCATGAGGCGCGTCGCAGTGACGGTCTACGGGATCGTCGGCGCAGGCCTGGTCGTCTCCGGGGTCTGGCAGTGGTCGCCGCCGGCAGCGCTCGTGCTCGCCGGCGTGTTCATGTTGGCCGATTCGTGGATCGCAGGGGCCCGCTTGCCGGGCGTTTCTCAAGAAACGAGGGGCCGCAGTGCTAAGTCATCTGATTGAACGGCGCGAGACAATCATCGGCGACGCTTCCGCGTATTCGCGGCTCATGGCGAAGCTGCGGAACGTCAAGGCGGGCGTTGCCGTCAACGATCATACGGCGCTGAACCATTCGGCCGTGTGGGCGTGCACGGACTTCATCAGCTCGACGCTCGCGATGCTGCCGATCAACCTGTACCGCCGCGACGGCGACGACAACGCGGAGAAGCAGGACACGCCGGTATCGAGGATCGTGACGCGCCGGCCGAACCCGCGGCAGGTCCCGTTCACCTGGAAGTCGATTCAACAGGCGCAGGCGATCCTGTACGGCGGCGGCTACGCCTGGATCGAGCGCGCACGCGGTGGTGAGCCATCGGCGATCTGGCCGCTGCCGCCGAAAGAGACGCGGCCCTTCGAGCGCGACGGTACGCTTCTGTATTACACGCGCGTGGCCGATCGGCCGCTCACGTTGATGGCCGACGACGTTCTGCACCTCCCCGGGTTCAGCCTGGGCGGCCTGACGGGGCTGCCGTTCCTGCAGTACGCGGCCGAGGTGATCGGGCACGGGCTGGCGGCGCAACAATTCAGCGCTGGATTCTTCGGCGAAGGTCTAACGCCGCGCTTCGTCGTGACGCACCCGGGCGACGTCGGGGTCGAGGGCCGCGCGCGCATGTCCGAGGATCTCGAGGAGACCTATGGCGGCAAGAAAAGTGCCAACAAGTCTCTCGTTCTCGACGAAGGCATGAAGGTGCAGGTTCTGACGATCGCGCCGGAGCAAGCGCAGATGCTCGAGACGCGCCGCGACAACCGTCTCGAGATCGCCGGCATGATGCGCGTCCCGCCGCAATTCATCGGACTTTGGGATAGGGCCACCTACTCAAACTCGGAGCAGATGGACCTGATGGTCGTCAAGTACACGCTTGGCGCCTGGCAAAAGCGATGGGAGGAGGAGCTCGCGGTCAAGCTGCTGACCGAGGAGCAGCAAGAGAGTGGCTGGTTCTGGAAGATCAACACCAACGCCCTAGTGCGCGGCGACATCAAGACCCGCTCGGAGTACTACCGAACGATGGTGCAGGGGATCCTGTCCGTCAACGAGATTCGCGAGAAAGAGGACTTTCCATCGATCCCCGGATTCGATGAGCCTTTCGTGCCGCTCAACATGACGGCCGGCGATTCGGAACCGCCTGATGACGACACGGAGACCGAACAAACCGGAACCCAAGAGGAAGATGACGATGAAGATTGAGCACCGAACTATTCTGTCCGACAGCCGCATCACGCGTGCAGACGAGCCGGCCGAAGGGAGCATCGGCACCATCGAAGGGTACGCTGCGCTGTTCAACACGCGCTCGGAGCTCCTCGGCGGCTTTTTCTTTGAGGAGATCCTGCCCGGCGCCTTCGACGACGTTCTCGAGGACGACGTACGCGCGCTGATCGACCACGAGTCAGGCCGCGTCATCGGCCGCTCGTCGTCGAAGACACTGCGCGTCGGCGTCGACGAGAAGGGCTTGGCGTACAGCGTCGATCTGCCGGATACCGGTGACGCGCGGGACTTGCGCACGCTGATCGATCGCGGCGACGTTCGCGAGTCCTCGTTCGGCTTCGAGGTCGGACCCGGCGGCAGCGATTGGGCGATCGACAAAGAGGGCCGAACGATCCGCACGGTCAGCAAGGTGCAGCGGCTCTGGGATGTCTCGCCGGTCGCGTTCCCTGCCTATGCGGATACGACGATTGCGCTGCGCAGCCTGCGGAGTTGGCAAGAAAAGCGCCTACCGCCTGACGATCCGACCAAACGCAGCGACACGCCGGCACCGGCTGCTTCTATCCTGACCGAGGAGGAACTGCGCTCCCTGAAAACCCTGATTCAGGGGCACGACAGCGCGCTCGAGGAGCTTCGCGGCAAGATCGGCATCGTCGAAGTCGGCACGGAGCGGATGCACCGCCGCCTCGGCGCGTTCCTGAGCAAGTACCGGCCGTCGATCGATCGGCTGCTGCAAACGAAGTAGAAGCCCAACGGGCCCGCGTTAGGGCCCGGTTGGCATTCCGAACCGAAGTCCCGGGCGCCCGTTCAGGGTGCGGTGGGCGTTCCTGTATCCACAACCAACCGGAGACTGCAATGGACATGAACGTTCAAATGCGCGAAGTGCGCAGCAAGTACGACAAGGTCGCGACGCGAATGGAGGCCATCGTCGAAAAGGCGGAGTCCGAGGACCGCAATCTAAACGAAGCCGAAAACACCGAGTACAAGGCGCTCGAGATCGAGTCCGGCGCCCTGCTCGAGCGCGAAGACCGCCTCATGCGATCGCTCAAGGTCGGACCGTACAGCGATCGCGCCGACAAGACGCTCGACCTCGACAAAAAGGACCAGAAGCGCTACTCGCTGCTGCGCCTGATTCGGTCGAAGGCGTTCCCCGACGACCAGCGGCACGTTAAGGCGGCGCAGTTCGAGCTCGAGTGCTCCGCCGAGATCGCCAAGGTCGTCGACCGCGAGCCGCGAGGCATCTACGTGCCGCGCGAAGTGTGGGGTCCGAGGGACAAGCGCACGCTGGTGACGGCCACGGGTGACACCGGCGGCTACTTCGTCGAGGAGGAGCTCCGCGACGATATGTTCATCGGGTTGCTGCGCAACACGTCGATGCTGGCACGTGCCGGCGCGACGCAGTTGTCCGGACTGCGCGGCGACGTTCTGTTGCCGAAGCACGTGGGCGCGGGCACGGCGTACTGGATCGGCGGTGAGGAGACGGACACGACCGAGAGTCAGCAGACGATCGCTCAGGTCAAACTCTCGCCGAAGCACATCGCGGCCCATACGCGGTACAGCAAGCAGACGCTGATTCAGTCGTCGATCGGGGTCGAGAACTTCGTGCGCAACGACTTGAGCCGCATCTGCGGTCTCGGCGTGGACCTTGGCGGTCTCTACGGCACGGGCGTTGGCGGTCAGCCGACCGGTCTGTTGAACACGACGGGCGTGAACAAGCCGACTGCGTTTGCCGCCGCGATCCCGACCTGGGTCGAGTGCATGGCGCTCGTCGGCGCGATCGCCGCGGACGGGGCATTGCCCGGCTGGGGCGGCGCAGAGGACCCGGAAGGCGCGATGCCTGGCGAGTCCGTGCGCTGGATGATGGAGGGCCAGATGGCTTCCGATCTGATGGCGAAGGACAAGGGCACCGACACCGGCAACTACATCCTCGAGTTCGTCGGCACCCTGGCGCGCATCGGTCTGTGGGAGGCATTCGCGTCAAACCAGATCACGGCTGGCGACCTGTGGTTCGGCAATTGGGCCGACATGCTGATCGGCGCCTGGGGCGATCCGGACGTCATCGTGAACCCGTTCACGAACGACACGTCCGGCGTCATCCGGATCACGCTGCATCAGTTCGCCGATATCGCGGTACGGCATGCGGAGTCGTTCGGCTACAACAACGACACCTAGTAACGGCCTTTCAGTCGGGCGATAGCCCATCCAGGTGCAAACCTCTGCCGGGGCGGCAAGCGAGCCGCCCCAGCATTCAACGGAGAAACGGACATGCGACAGAATTTCGTAAACAACGAGCTTACGGTGACTTCACTTTTGATCCCGCAGTTGGCGAGCGGCACCACGGACGTGAAAAGCACGGGCGTCGATACGCGCGGCTTCAAGTCCACGGTGTTGGTAGCCCACGTTGGCAACTCAGCGGATACGTTGTCAGGCTCGGTCAAAGTCGAAGTCGAGGTGCAGGACTCCGACGTCGACAGCGACGGCAACTACGCCGCCGCGGCCGATGCCGACGTCGAGAACGCGAACACGGGCGGCGCGGGCACCGTCACTGGCACGAACGTTGGCACGGCTGCCGTGATCGATGCGCCGACGGAGGACTCGCTCGCCATTTACGCGCGCTACAAGGGCGCGAAGCGTTACGCGCGTCTGGTATTCAATCTGACGGGCACGCACACGAACGGCATTTCGGTTGCCGCGATGGCGCTGCAGATCCCCGACAAGCTCAACGCGTAGAGCGGCTTTTGGGCGGGCGCCCGTCGGGCCCGCTCTTTCATCGTTCACTTCTTTGGAGGGACTTCAATGATTCGGTGTATCAAAGGATGTGTTGGGCCTGGCGGCGATGCGCTCGTCAAAGGTGAGGAATATTCGCTCCCGGGCGATGCGGAGAAGGCGCTGATCCGCATGAAGCGGGCAGTCGCCATCGACGCGCCGGCGAAGGCGTCCGAACAGCGAGAAACGGCGGCGACCGGCGCCGGTCGAGAGACAGCTGCCGCGGGCGCGCGCGAGACGGCCGGCGCGAAAGCCAAAGTGAGTAAAAGCAGCGCGGAGACAGCTGCCAAATGACCTCGTGGAATGTCGAGACGTTGGTCGCTCCGGCGGAACGCCCCGTGTCGGCCGACGTTGCCGCTGGCGACCTTCGTCTTGACGCCGATAATCAAGAGCCGGACCTGATCGGTCGGCTCATCGATGCCGCGGTCGGCTGGATCGAGCGGTACACGGGCCGCTGCCTGGTCGAGCAGACCGTCATCGAGCACATCGATTGCCTGCCGCAGGGCGACACGCTGCGGCTGCATCGTTACCCGATTACCTCCGTCGTCGTGAAGTACGACGACGTCGACGACGTCGAGCAAACCTGGTCGGCGGACAACTACTGGTTGAACGGCGCGCGGATCCCGCCGTTCCTGCAGCTCAAGGACACGAGTTCGTGGCCGGATCTGCGCAGCGGCAAGCGCGGCGCACTCCGGGTCGAGATCACTGGCGGCGAAGACGCGGCCGATGTTCCGGAGCCGATCAAACGAGCCGTCATTCGTCTGGTCGCACATTTGCACGAGCACCGCGGGGTCGTCGCGGCGAACGCTGGCGGCGAGCTCCCATACAGCGTCAGGGCGCTCCTGGCCGATTACCGACTCTCCTACCTGTAACCACCGAGGGACTTCAATATGGCTGACTTGACCATCACCGCAGCAGACGTCGAGGGGTTCGGCTCGCGCGTCGAGGGCATCGCCGGCGGCACAATCACGGCCGGCATGGCGGTACGCAAGAACACCGACTCAGAGATCGTCGCCGCGAGCGATGACTCCGCCGTGAACGCAGCCGCGATCGGCATCGCGTTGAACAACGCGTCCGCCGGCCAGCCGGTTTCCTACCAGATTTCTGGCGGGCTCATCGACTTAGGTGCCACGATCGCGATCGGCAAGGTCTACGTCTTGTCGGGCGCCGGCGGTATCGCGCCCGTCGACGACGTCGCCGGCGGCGAGTTCGTCACCATCATGGGCATCGGCACGGCGGCGGACCGCATGAAGATCGGCATCATCCAGGGCGGTGTCGCAGCCGCGGGCGCCGTTGCTTAAAAAACGCTCATGGATGCCGGCCAGCTCACCGAGCGTGTCACGCTGCGGCGCAAGGTCCAAACGCAGGACGAGTACGGCACGCTCGTCGAGACGGACGGCACGCTCGCGATCGTCTGGGCACACGTCAAACCGCTCTCGGGCCGAGAGCGCGACCGCGGCCAGCAGACGGAAGGGACGGCGAACTACGTCATCACGATCCGCTATCGCGCCGGCCTCGCGACGTCGGACTACGTCGTGTGGCGTGACCAGCAGATGAACCTCCGGTTCATCCGCGACGACGGCCCGCGATCCTTGTGGCTGCGCCTGGAGTGCGAGCTTGGCAGTCCGTAAGATCGGCCGTCGCGCGGGCTTGCAGGGAGTGTCAGCGTTGCGCCGCAAGCTGCGCCGTATGGACGGCGCAGTCACGCGGGAACTCCGCGACGTCGTCCGCGAAAGTCTCGACGACATCGAGAAAGACGCTCTCGGCCTGGTGCCCGTCGATCAGGGCGACCTGGCGCAGTCGATCGAGGTGAAGATGAGCTCAGACGGCCTATCTGGCATCGTGGGCCCTGGCGTCAGGGCGGCCGAGATCGTCCGGCGCGCGACCGGCTCGGCGTTCGGAGTGACCAGCGCGAAGGTCAATTTGAGCGCATCGAACAAGCACGCGATTTTCCAGTTCTTCAAAGGCTACTGGAAGGAATTCGGCACGAAGGGCTCGGCGGAAAAGAACATTCCGGCACAGCCAGCGACCCCTTTCATGGCACCTGCCTATGAGTTCAATCGCCCGCGCATCCGCGATCGCGTCAAGTCGGCGATCGACAGGGTTCTCGAGCGCGTCGCGGGTGGCGGCTGATGGCCGATCCGGAACTGGCGCTGCACAAGGCGCTTCTGGCCGCGCTTGCCGCCGCGGTGACGGTCCCCGTCTACGACGCGGTTCCATACGGCGCGGCGAAGCCATACGTCACGGTCGACACGAGCATCTTCGGCAACGCGGACGCGCTGCTCGAGCGCAGGGACGACGGATTCGTGTTCCTGAACGTTTGGAGTGAGGCGCTCGGCCAGCAAGAGGTCAAGCGGATCATGGGCGAGATTAACGCGATCAACGATCAGAAGCTGACGCTAGATACAGGCACGGTCATATCGCTACGCGTCGAACGCAAGACGACGCAGCGGGATGCGGACAATCGAACATTCATGGGGCGGGTGACGCTCCACATTAGGACCCACCACTAGGAGGCGCTCAGATGTCGGACGAACTTAAAACAGGAACAGGCTGCACGATCGCGATCGGCACGACGGCGGCCGCGACGACGGCAGCGCAATTTGCCGCGGACAGCTACACGGAAGTGGGCGAGGTTGAAGAAATCGGAGAGTTCGGCGATCAGCGCAATCCGGTTCAGTTCGCCGCGCTGAGCGACGGTCGTGTCCGCAAGGCGCGCGGCACGGCCGATGCGGGTGACGTGCCGGTGATCTATGCGCACAAGACGGCCGACGGCGGCCAGGACGCCCTGAAAACGGCGTACGATACCGTAAGCCAGTCGCTCGACGAGTTCAACTTCCGCATTCAACTGAACGATTCGCTCGGCGTCAGCGCGACGACGTTCTACTTCCGCGCGAAGATCATGAGCCGCCGGGTGCAGAGCATTTCGAACGACGGCATCGTACGGGCGCAATCGCTGTTGGCGATCAATAGCCCGGTCGTCGAGGTGGCTGCTACATGATGGACTCCGAGGTGCCCGTCGTTGTCGGCGAGAAAACCTACAAGCTCGCCCTTACCTTGGCCGCGATGGAGAAGATCAACGCGCAGTTCGGCTCGCTCATGGAGGCGCGCCAGCGCGTGCAGCTGTACGACTTCAGTGCGATCTGCGGCGTCATCGCTGCCGGGGCCAATCTGAGCCCCGAGCAATCGAAGACGTTGCGGTCCGAGGTTTTCTCCGCTGGCATCGTCAACGTATCCGCCGAGGCCAACGTGTTCGTGATCCGGCTATTCGACCCCGAAGGCCGCGGCGACGAGGAGTCTGACTCGGGGGAAGCCTGACGCTCAGCCAGTACATCGAGCACGTCTTTGGCGTTGCGACCGGGTGGCTGGGCTGGACTCCCGAGATCGCGTGGAACACGCCGATCCCGCAGATATTCGTCGCGGTCAATGCAAAGGTGAAATGGGTTCGCATGTGCAACGGCGATGACCTTCGCTCGCCGTCCGAGCGCATCGCTCAACAGCTGAGAAAGATAGGAAAGTAAATCTGTGGCTGACATCAACGACCTATTAATCCGGATCGACGGCACGACGGAGCAGCTCCGCCGCGAGCTCAAGCGCGCCGAGTCGTCCGTCGACACGACCGGGCGCAAGGTCGACGCGACGGCGAAGCGGATCGACCAGGGTTTCGCTGGCATGGGCAGCGCGGCGAAGAAGCTCGCGGGTGCGTTCGCTGTCACGTTCGGTGCGCGCGCGATGGGCCAGTATGTAATGAATCAGATTGGGCTCGCCGACCAGACGGCGAAGCTGGCTCAGCGACTAGGCACGACGACCGAGTTCATCTCTGAAATGCAGCATGTTGCGAAGCTCGCGGGCGTTGAGTTTGACGGACTGACAAAGGGGATGCAGCGCCTGACGACGGCGATCGGCGAGGCAGCCCAAGGAACCGGGCTAGGGAAGCGCGCCCTTGACGCGTTGAAGCTGTCGGCAAAGGATTTGCAGCACCTGTCGCTCGAGCAGCAGTTCGAACGGGTGACTGATGCCTTGGCTGGCGTAGAAAACGAAACGCAGCGGGTCACGTTTGCGTCGCAGTTGTTCGGCCAGCGTGGCGTGGAACTCCTGCAGATCATGAATGACGGCACGGCCGCGATGCGCGAGGGTCGAGAAGAAGCGCGACGTTTAGGATTGTCGCTCAGCACGGAGGCGGCGAAAAAAGCCGAGGAGGCGAGCGACGCGATGGATCGGCTCAAGGGCGCTGTCGGCGCCCTTGGACGAGATATGGCGCTGGTCGTCGCGGGGCCGCTCGCGAACTTCGCTGACGGATTGCGCAACTTGATGTTCGGAGGAATGAGCGATTCCGATCTTCTATCGGAGGAAATTCGCCAACAGGAAGCCGCCCTCAATAGCTTGTATCAGCGGCTGGCCGATGCCCGCACTCGGGAGCAACGGCTGTCTGGAAGAAACCGTGCTAACAGCGGGATCGGTTCAGAGATCGCGGGCCTCGAGCGGGACCTTCGGGGAGTGCTGTCGAGTCTCGACTTTCTGCGTGATCGCGCATCTGCCGTGGCCAGGGAAGTCGAGACGGCCGCCGGCGCGTCTATTACGTCGACCGCCGATCGTCTGGAAACGATAGGGCTTCCCGGCTCGACGACAAGCCGCCGCCGGCGGATAGCTCCAACTCTCGAAGATCCTACCGACACCAGCGACGATTTCCGCCGTCTGCAGATGGCGTTGCGGACACAGGAGGAGGCGATTCAGGAGAGTTACGGGCGCCGCCTTGAGATTATTAAGTCGAACACCGAAGCCGGGACGGCGGCCCAGATCGATATGATTCAGCGGCTTGATGCGAAGACGAAGGATCAGCTCGATGCGTTGATCGATGACGTCGACGACAAGATGCACGGCTTCGGTTCGATGCTCGGCACGTCAGTTCATTCGCTGTTGTCGGACATCTTCCAGGGTACGGAGACTGACTTCTCGTCGATGCTAAAGCGAATGGCAGCGGACCTTGCAGCCTCTCAACTACTTCAGTTTCTTGGATCGTTGGCGGCAGGAGGAACGGGCAGATTTTCTTCGTTCGCGGCCGGGATGTTCGGCATGCCGACTCGCCACACCGGTGGCGACGTGAGGGCGCGGCGCCCTTATCTCGTGAAACCGAACGAGGAGATGTTCGTGCCAAGCGTGGCCGGAAGGGTTTCAGCGAGCGGCGGTGCCGGAAATTGGCAGCCGAAGATCATCGTCCAGAACTACGGCGCCGCGCAGGGTGTAACCGTCAAAGCGCGATCGTCCGGTCCAGGCATTGCTGAAATCGTGGTCGGTATGGTTACGAGTGCGATCTCGCAGGGTAAGTTCGATACACCGATGGGCTCTCGCTACGGGCAGCGCCCGGTTACCGGAACGCGCTGATGGCAGTCGTTTGGCCTGCAGCTTTGCCGCAGAGCTTCGAGATCGACGGCTACTCGATCCAGCCGAGCGACAACGTCATTCGCGAGCAGATGGAGGTCGGTCCGGCGAAGACTCGCCGCAGGGCGTCTGTGTCGACCGTGCAGGTGTCTGCCGAACTCAAGCTGTCAGAGACGCAGCGTGGCTACTTTGACGGCTTCTACAAGAACGTCCTTTTTCATGGCACGAACGCATTTCGAATGCGCGATCCTGGGGGTACGTTGCGCGACTACTTCATCATGTCTGTCAGTTATGCGCAGGGGCAAGACATCTGGCCTTTCTGGCGGGCTCAGCTGCAAATGTTCTACGTCGACTGAGCTATGAGCTATGCCTAGAACGATGTCCTTACCGATGCTGCAGGCCCAACTGGCGCAGCATACGAGCGAGGTGCTGATCGAGTTGATCGAAATAGACCATCCGGACATGGATGTTCCTCTGCGATTCTGTAATGACGCGCAGGCGATCGTATCGAACGGCAACACATACAGCCCACACTCGTTTCAGGCGGAGCTGCCGACCGACGATGAGCCGCGGGCAAGCATCAAGATCAGTAACGTCGATTTGAGCATTGCGATTGCACTCGATCTGCTGCCGTCGCGCCCAACGGCAACGCTT